CTGACGAGTTGTCATACCCTTTGCGTACAGAGAGATTATCTTCTGCTCAATGCCGGAGATGTCCTTTTGACGCTTTTTTACCACCTTTGGCTCAAATGTTCCGTCTCGATCCTGCGGTACTTCGATCTCAGTTTCGCCTAAATTTCCACGTATCTTCTTTGTTTTCTTTTCCTCGCTCATTGGTTCTCTTTTTCTTCTTGCCATAAAAAATCAGCCTCCTGTGTTATTTATATTTTACCATAGTTGACTGCGTTTTTACAGACTTTTTTTCGGTGGGCCACTCCTTTTCTGAAATTACCGCTGCAATTTTTTCTTTTCCGCCGAAATACAAACTTTTCAACTGCACCATTTTCAAAAAGGGAAACAAAAACAGTCTGGAGTTTCTTTTTACGGAATTACTTGTGCCGTGTGCCAGGTAAAATTTCTTTGATTATTGTTTTCCCTCAATTCCCCCTATACCGACTTTTTTCGGATTTCCACAAGTTATCCCAGTTTTCCACGAAAAGAAAAAATGACTGAATTGCTCGGAATTGAAAATTAAAATAATCCGATGCAATCCAGTCATTTGGCTGCTCTATTTCTCGTACCCTTCATAATAATACGACTGTTCGATTCCCTTGAAAATCACTTCTCTGTCATCAACCTTATCCGTCAGATTCGGTTGTATCAGAAACCGCAGTTCCAGGTCGTTTATCGTACTTCTTTCCATTGCCTGCAAATACTGTACCTTATCAATTTTTGCCCAGTCCGTTACTTTCCCCAGACGTTTTTTGAGGATCATGTCCAGCCAGATTCTCGTGCTTCTGCCATTGCCCTCCATAAAAGGGTGTGCCACATTCATTTCCACATACTTTGCGATGATTTCCTCAAATGTGTTTTCAGGCATCTTCTCTACTGCCGAAAGAACTGCATCTAAGTACAAGCTGTTTGCAAAGCGGAAATTGCCCTTTGCAATATTTAAAGTTCTGATTTTTCCGGCAAAGTCGTACAACCCGTCAAAAAGTGCCTTGTGGATTGCCTGCAAACCTTTTACTGTACCAACTTCTATTCTATCGATCTCACCGCTTGAAAACAATCTTTTGGCATTTTCTAAGCTCTTTTCATCGATTTCCTTCGTCGTCATATCTTGTATCTCACTCCTAACGTGCAAGCTTTTGTATAGATTTATTATACCACATTTCTCTCATTTGCACAACAGCATTTTCAGAAAACTGGAATACTACAACAAAAATTAGACTTCCCACAACCCACTCCACACCCGCACTGAGAACAAGCCATTTCGCCACAATCCAGCCAAAACCCAAACAGGCTCAATCACACTGCCCTAACATCAGAAACGCCTTGACACCCATTTCCCTTCTCAGAACCATATTGCGTCACCCAGGATTTATCTCCTGTGACTTGCTTGATGTAGTCTAGAAAAGCATACAACTCTGATCTGTTCCCTGAAAGCATTGTCCCGTCTATATAGCTGACCGAGTTCATAACAAAATGAGCGTGATAGACAGAGGCACAACCGCCATATCTCTTTGAGCAGAGTTTTCGATGTATTGCATAAACGATCTGGTACTTGTCCGAGAAATAAGAGGCAATGCTCCGGCTCATAGATTCCGCCCGCTCATAATTATCACCCCAAGTCGATTTCGCATCATATACGATAATAAAATGAAATGCCGGATTTCCACTGGTCTTACCGAAATATTTCTTCACGGAAAGAAATTGCTCGTAAGCATGGTATATATCGACGTTCGGGCTATAGCGTTTATCATAATCTGTATGTATGCCCATCGTATAATTCAGAACGTTATATAAGTAGTCCAGCTCGTCATTGGTGTTTCTGATTACCTTAAAGATTCCCATACATCTAATCCTCCCTCTACAAACAATCCCATTTTTTGCTCCAAGTTTTCATACTTTTCTTGCGGCGATACAGAAGTAAATAAGCCGTCCAGATCATGTGCTTTCTGCCGCAGTTCCTCTTTTCGAATATATTCCGTGCCGTCAATACTGTCTGCAATTTCAAGTACCATATTTACAAGCTCCTGCATCCGAACCGCCATTTGTGGTGTAATGCTATTATTCCCATGTACGGCACAATCTACCATATAGCTGCTAAATGTCAGATTCTTTTCCTTTGCTTTTTCTTCAATTTGTTGTACTTGTAACGGGGAAAGCTTAATGCTCTTTGTAATGGATTTCTTTTCTCTTTTACTTCTCATGATAGCTCCTCCTTCTGGTTATGAGATGATATATAATCATGTAATAGTGACATATACTGATATACTATATACTCTATTATGTTATATATCATAACAATATATATGTATACTACTATGTATATCTACTATGATTGATTACTAGACTGAATACTATTGATTGATAATGATTACTATTTTACAAATTCTGCAAGACAGAGGTAATGGTAATACCTCTGTCTCCCTGCATCTGATCTGGCTATATTTGTATCGATATGACTGCATAACAGCTGATTTATCTCGATTCAGCTTTACTTTTATGTTCGGTCATTTGTAGAAAAAAGTAATACTTTCTTTCGTGAATTATATATTATTATGGTGAATCTGTGCCAGGTACTGATGATACGATCATGTCGACCGCATAGAAAAGCCGCCTTCAGGCGGAGCATAGGGACATAACAAACCAGCGAAAGGAGGGAAAAAGATGTTCCAGAACAAACGATTTTTGACCAGAGGTGTACAGGCAGAAATACCAATAGAGCTGCAATTGTTTCTGTGGAACTGCATCGATAATCTGCCAGAAGAACGAGATTACTTTCAAGTCTTTGCACTGAAAGAAATTGATGGAAAACAGCACATCCACCACTTTTCCGAACAGCCGGAGTACAGCAAGGAATATCAAATTTCTACAGAGAAACCCATTACCGCAAAGGTCTATGTCATTGACGACACCGACCACTCCACCATGCTTTTAGCAGAAGAATATTGACCCAAAACACAAAGCCCTACCGAAGAAAATCGGTAGGGCAATTTTCATTTTACGGAGGAATTTCAAATGAGCGAAGAAGTAAAAAAAGAACAGAACGAACAGGAAGAAACCTTGTATTGTGAGTGCTGCGGCTGTGTCATTGATGACGATGACTACACCGAGTGGAACGGGCAAATTATCTGCTCCGACTGCCTGGAGAATCACACCACCACCTGCAAATGCTGTGGGGAACGCATCTGGGACGAGGATGTCTATGGCGATAATGATATTACGCTGTGCAGCCATTGCTACCATCACAGCTACACCAGATGCAGCTGTTGTGATGCTCTTTTGCACGAGGACGATGCCTATTATTTGGACGGTGAAACGTACTGCCGTGACTGCTATGAGGATGAACGTGAAGAAAGTAATCTGATTCATGAATACGGCTACAAACCGAATCCCATTTTCTACGGCGAAGGCAACCGTTACTTTGGCATTGAACTGGAAATTGACGGAGCAGGAAGAGATGACGACTTTGCGGAAGAACTGCTGGACATTGCCAACGCCCATGCAGACCTGCTCTACATCAAGACAGATGGATCGCTGGATGATGGCATGGAACTGGTTTCCCACCCCTGCACTATGAACTACCACATCAATGAATTCCCGTGGGAAGACATCATGCACCGTGCTGTTCGTCAAGGCTACCGCTCGCATCAAACTTCAACCTGCGGTCTGCATCTCCATGTAAACCGCAACGCTTTTTCCGATAGCCAAGAGGGGCAAGACGAGGTGATCTCCAGAATCCTGTATTTTGTGGAGCATCACTGGAATGAACTCTTGAAATTCAGTCGTCGTTCGGAATACGCCATGAACCGCTGGGCGGCAAGATACGGCTATGAACATACCCCAAAAGCAATCATGGACAAGGCAAAAAAGGGCGGCAACGGTCGGTATGCTGCCGTGAACCTTTGCAACTATCACACTGTGGAGTTTCGCCTGTTTCGTGGCACTTTGAAATACAACACGTTCATTGCGACCATTCAGCTGGTCAACCGTATCTGTGATTCCGCCATGTACAACACGGACGATTCTATTGCAAAGTTGTCATGGTCGGATTTTGTGGCTGACATCACAGAGCCAGAGCTGATTCAGTACCTGAAAGAGCGGCAGTTGTACGTAAATGAAGAAGTTTGTGCAGAGGAGGAGATGTAAGATGTGTGCATTATTTGGTTGGCTGGACTATAAGGGCATTGTGTCGGACAGGTTGTTGAAAAAACTAACACAGGCTCTGGCAAATGCCGCAGAAGAACGAGGAACAGATGCGTCTGGGATTGCCTATGTGAAAGGCGGCAAGGTCACCATCTACAAGAGACCGAAACCTGCCCACAAGATTCGATTCAACGCACCAAACGGCACAAGAGCCGTTATGGGACATACTCGTATGACCACACAGGGCAACGAGAAGTTCAACTACAACAACCACCCATTCTATGGTCATGCCAACGTAGAATTTGCCTTTGCTCACAATGGCGTGCTGTACAATGATAAGGAACTGCGTGTGGAAAAGCACCTGCCGCAAACGCAGATCGAAACGGATTCATACGTTGCAGTGCAGTTGTTGGAACAGCAGGACAAGTTGGACTTCGATGCACTCAAAAACATGGCAGAATCCGTGCAGGGTAGTTTTTGCTTTACCGCTCTGGACGAAAACAACACGCTGTATCTGGTGAAAGGGTCAAATCCCATGTGCCTGCTCCACTTTGCAGAACTGGGGCTTTACGTCTATGCCTCGACGGAAAGCATTTTGAAAAAGGCATTGCAGAAAGCCGGTTTCCACAAGTATCCGTTTGAAGTGTTGCATGTAGATGAGGGCACGATTCTGAAGATTGACCGCTATGGGTTTTTAAGCGGCTCTACCTTTGAGGTACAGGAAAGTTTCCGGTTCGGCAAGTGGTACAACTGGTACGACGAATTGGAGGAAGAGTATTACTCGCAGCAGGAGGAATTGTTGCTGGAGATGTGCAGTTGCTACGGCGTGACAGAGGATGACGTTCTCTTGCTGTTGGACTACGGCTACTCTGCCGATGAGATCGAGGAAATGCTGTGTGATGCGACTTTTCTTCATGATACGATTTGTGCAATTCAGTGTCAAGAAAGCAATACGGCAATCTTTTAAATATTTTGACTGTCTCAAAAGGTAAACTTTCTGAGACAGTCATTTTTTTCTCAAAAACCTGTGCCAAAAGGTCCGTTTTTGACTTTTGAGACGTTCCAAAAGTGCATGGACTTTTTGAGACAATTGGAGGTGTTTTTATGGACAACAGAACATTCGGCTATGCCCGTGTTTCCAGCAGGGAACAGCATGAGGACAGGCAGATCGAGGCTCTCACAAATTATGGGGTCAGCAGAGATAATATCATTGTGGACAAATGCTCCGGCAAAGATACCGAGCGTGAGGGCTATCAGTATCTGAAAAAGCAGATTCTTAGGAACGGCGATACGCTGGTCATCAAAGAACTGGACAGATTAAGTCGCAGCAAATCTGACATCAAGCAGGAGCTGGAGTTTTTCAAGTGCAACGGCATTCATGTCAAAATCCTCGACATTCCCACTACATTAACTGACTTTCCACCAGAACAAATATGGGTCATGGATATGATCAATGCGATTCTGATTGAGGTGCTTGGGAGCATTGCGGAAAATGAACGGTTGAAAATCAGACGCAGACAACGTGAGGGGATTGATGCGGCGAAAAAGAAGGACATCAAGTTTGGGCGACCAATGCTGGAACTGCCCGAAAACTGGGAAATCGTGATGCAGGCTGTTGAGGCAAAAGAAATCTCGGTTTCACAGGCGTTGCAGGCACTCAATATCTCCCGTTCCTCCTACTATCGGCTCAGACAGAATAATCCATTTTAATCGGATATGCAACAAATCCATAAAATAATCTATGGAGGTATCCGATATGGAACGCAAAAAACGAAATCACAACGAAGGCAGCATCCGCGAACGGGCAGACGGCAGATTTGAGATTCGTGTCACGGCAGGCTACGATTTTGAGATCGGAAAGCCGAAACGCATCTCCTACTATGCTAAAACCAAGGCAGAGGCAATTCAAAAGCTGCACGAAGAGGAGTACAAGATTCACTTTCAGAAACACGTTGACCCGACTTCCACCACCTTTCTCGACTGGCTGCGGCTCTGGCTGGAAACCTACATGAAAAACAAGGTCAAGCAGTCCACCTATGTCAGCTATCGGGGCTACATCGAAAATCACCTTGCACCAGCATTCCCAACCCTCAAGCTGAAAGACCTCACGACAAAGCTCCTGCAGGACTTCTACAACTACAAGCAGAACACACAGGGACTTTCGCCCAAAACCATTCTGAATCTTCACCGCTGCCTGCACAAGGCAATGAATCAGGCAGTGCTGGAACATTACATCGATTTCAACCCCTGTGATGCAGTCAGCCTGCCACGCAATGAAAAACCACAGGTCGAGATTCTCACCCGTGAGGAGCAGCAAAAACTTATCTACACCAGCTACAAATACCGGTACGGCATTTTCATTCGTCTGACACTTGCGACAGGGATTCGTCTGGGCGAACTGCTGGGACTCCGCTGGGAAGATATCGACTTCGGCAAGAGAATGCTCTCTATCCGCCGTACAATAAACCGTCTGCCCAAAGTAGATTACAACGGTGTGGGCAATTCCACGGAGATTGTTATCCAAGAGCCAAAAACGAAAAACTCTATCCGCTCTATCCCCTTGATTCCCAATATCGCAAGCGAGTTACAACAGTGGAAAAATGTACAGCAGAACGATGCCATGACAGCTGGTGCAGCCTATCAGGACTCCGGCTTTCTGGTGACCAACCCATTTGGCGGATACCTGGAACCCAGAACATTCAAGGATGCCTACGATGAAATTCTGAAAGCCTCTGGTCTTGGGCATTATACCTTTCACGCCCTCAGACATACCTTTGCCACCCGAGCCATGGAACAAGGCATGGACGCAAAAACCACTTCAATTCTGTTAGGGCATTCCTCGGTTTCGTTTACGCTGGATACTTATACGCACGTTCTGGACAGTCAGAAGCAAGAGGAAATGAAAGTCATGGAGGAGTTCTTCACTCTGCCCGATATGCCGCAAGTACAGTCCTATGCAATCGCTGTAACACCAATGCCAAATGGCTTTCTGCTGAACCCTGTGGATTTTGAGGATATGAGCATTGAGGCAAACGATCTGCAATACGGCATTCAGTGTCTGCAAACCACCATTGCCCAGAAATTAGCCACAATGTACCCGCCTACGCCGACACCTGTGAACGAGATCATTTTGCAACAGGGTGAATTTGTGGTGATTATCAATCTATAAAGGAAATGGAGCAGGATGTGTTGTCCTGCTCCACTTTTCTTTTTTGATGTTTTGGGGTCAAATTGGGGTCAAAATCAATTTTTCTGTAAAAAAGCAAAAAATATAGTGCCGAAAACGACGTGTTTTCGGCACTTTTCTTGGAAACGCACGTCACAAATGATACAATGCACACCCACCAAGCAAAAGGAGTGCGTTCTGCACCCCACACCCCTCAAATTTTCTGCACCAATTCCGTCCCATCTTTCAAAACAAACATAATTTTTCCATCTCGATGCACCACTGCTTTTTCTACAGCAGCCAGCCACAATTGTGTATCAAATTCCGGCAGCATCCCATTTTGTCCGCTTAATGCTCTTTGAAAGCCCTGAATCTGTTCCCGTCTTGCCAACCGCTCTGCTCGCCGTTCCTGCAGAGTGGTTTCTTGTTTCTGCAGCGGTTCATACTGTCCCACCAGTGCCTGATACCGTTCCTCATACTTTTCCTGATCCTGCACGATTTCACTATTCTCCCGAACATATCCCTGCACCTGTTCCGAAATCCGCATTTTCTGCGTTTCCATTTCCTGCAATTGACGCTCTAAATCTGTACAGTCCGTAAGCAGTTCCAGCATTACCTGACAGTTTTCCAGAACTGCTTTCCGCTTTTGCAGCAATTCCTGAACGGCTGCCTGAAACCGCTGCTGTATGACGCTCTCTTGCAAATGGGGTGTCTGGCATTTGCACACCCCTTGGAATTTGTGATTGCACTGCCAGATCACCTGCCGATACTTGCTGTTGGAATGCCAGACCTTTGCCCCGAAGAAATTTCCGCAGTCGCCGCAGACAAGTCGGGCAGCAAATACGCTTTTCCCATTGTATTGCCGCCGTAGGTTTTGCCTCCGCAGCAATTCTGCCTGCACCAGTTCAAACTCCTCCGGCACTATGATGGCAGGGTGACTTTCCTCAATGTAGTATTGGGGTACTTCACCCTCATTCACCTTAGATTTTTTCGTGAGGAAATCCACCGTAAATCTCTTTTGCAATAGAGCAGAACCCTTGTATTTTTCATTGGTCAGAATGCTTTTCACTGTACTGGAACACCATTGTTCCTTGCCGGCAGGTGTCGGAATGCCCTGTTCTGTCAATGTTCTCGCAATGCCAGTCGGCGTTTTTCCCTCCATAAACCAACGATAGATGTTCCGAACAATTTCCGCCTCCTCCGGCACAATTTCCGGCAAGCCATCTGCTCCTTTTCGATAGCCTAGAAAATGCTTGTACGGCAAGCTGACCTTGCCGTCCGCCATTCGCTTTCGCTGTCCCCAAGTTACATTCTCCGAAATAGAACGGCTCTCCTCCTGTGCCAGACTGGACATGATGGTGATCAGCAGCTCGCCCTTGGAATCCAGCGTGTAGATGTTTTCTTTCTCGAAAAACACCTCCACGCCTTTTTCTTTCAGTTTTCGCACAGTCGTCAAAGAATCTACGGTGTTTCGTGCAAACCGGCTGACTGACTTGGTGACAATCAAATCGATCTTGCCGTCCAGAGCATCTGCCACCATGCGATTAAAGCCATCCCGATGTTTGGTATTCAGGGCAGAAATGCCCTCATCGGTATAGACTGCAACAAACTCCCAGTCTGCCCGTTCCTGAATGTACTTGGTGTAACGATCTACCTGTGCAGCATAAGAGGTCTGCTGCTCCTCGGAATCTGTGGAAACTCTGGCATAGGCTGCCACTCTGCGTTTCTGAACTTTGGTTTCCGGCAAATGCGTTATGGGATGAAACTTTGCCGGTATTTTTAGGACTGTCGCCATTTTTTCTGCCTCGCTTTCTCTCGCATTTCCGCCGTCCAGCTTTCCGAACGGGAACGGTCTTTCCAAGATACAGTTTGTTCCGTTCCGTCCGAAAAGCAGAATTGCAGTTCATTGGGTGCAGGAATCTGAATCTGTTCGATTCGTTCCGCAAATCGCTCCGCATCAAATTCCGATATTTCCAAAACATCACAGCAGGCAGAAATCAGCGTATTTTCCGGAATCTGTTTTGCCGTTGGACAGTATTTTTTCCCTTTGGTGTTGTAAGTGGAACAAATCCAGACCACACCGGTCACAGTCGTTTTTCTGCGGTAATACTTGCCGCAGCAGGCACACCGTATTTTCTGCGTAAATGGATATCGGTTTGTGGTACAGGAACCGGCATATTTTTTCTGCCGTTCCGCCATTTGTTTCTGCACTGCATCAAACTGTTCCTGCGAAATGATGGCTTCATGCGAACCGGCAACAAAATACTGCGGAAGCTGTCCGATGTTAGCCACCTTTTTCTTGGTAATGTGATTTTCCCGAAAACTTTTTTGCAGCAGCAAATTTCCGGTGTACTTTTCATTGCGGAGTGTTCGCCTTACGTCCTCTGTCGTCCATGCACAGCCACGCACCGTGCATATCTGCTGTTCGTTCAGTTTCTTGGCAATTGCCAGCTTACCCATGCCAGACAGATAATATAGAAAAATCATTCTGACGATTTCTGCCTCCTCCGGTACGATTTCCAGTTTTCCGGACTTGGTTCGCCGATAGCCCAGCATTCGCATACTCCCGACTTTTCCCTGTTCAAAGTCCTTTCGCATCTGCCACTTTTTGTTCTCACTGGCAGAATAGCTTTCCTCCTGTGCATAGGATGCCAGAATGGAAAGCATCAGTTCGCCGTCAGAACTCATGGAATGAATCCGCTGTTCCTCGAAATAGACATCAACGCCCAGTGTTTTCAGTTCCCGTACCGTTTCCAGCAGGGTGACCGTGTTTCGTGCAAAACGGGAAATGGACTTTGTCAGAATCAAGTCGATTTCTCCCCGCCGGCACCGGTTCAGCAGCTTTTGAAATTCCGCCCGATTTTCCTTTGTTCCCGTCAATGCCTCATCTGCATAAACACCGCAGAACAGCCACTCCGGATTGCTCTGGATCAGCTGATTGTAATAGCTGACCTGTGCTGACAGAGAATGGAGCATGGCATCCTTTCCGCTGGACACTCTGGCATAGGCTGCCGTCCGTTTCAACAGGAATGGCTTTTTCTGTGGAAATGCAACTTTTTGTATCACTCGTGCCGTGATAATCTCCCCCTTTCCGATGACATATTACCGTACGATCGGGCAGGAGTCAAGGAATATACTGCACAAAGATATGCCGGAACGTTCGGCAATTATGGTGTTGATTTTTTGGAATTCCTCCGGCGTGACCAATCCAGCATGCATCCAGCTTTTCAAAATCGAAACTGTGGTTTGATACGTAATGATCTTATGGTAATATTCTTTTTCCATGAGCCATTTCCTTTCTGTACTTCCCATAGCAAAGACGGGAACAATATTTTCGGTGCGAACTGGGATAGGCAAAAAAAGACTTCTTGCAGATAGGGCAGAACTGCTGTAATTTGCCGTTCTTCGATACAGCATGGTGATTCCACCAAGTGTTGTGGCATTGTGTGGAACAGAATCGTTTCGGTTTTCGGTGTGGTGTCTGCACAACAGAACGCCCACACTGCGGACAGTGTGGGCAGGATTCGCTTCCTCTCTGCCGTTTGCAGAAAGAAGCAACTGTGTTGACGGACAGCCCTAATTGGGCTGCGATTTTTTTGTAACCCAGACCGCTGCTGTGCAGCTGCCGGATCTGGTCTTTTTGTTCTGCATTCATCCAATCACCCCAAAATTATCCCAAGAAACATAACCGGTCACAAATCGTCCCACCGGTGCTTTTCCGCAGAACTCTGGCTTTGTGGTGATCCGATAACGACCATTTTTGCAGGAAATGCCGTCATAGAGATAGTACGTGCCGCTGATTCTTCTGGTTACAGATGTAGTTTCTGCACTGGCGAACAGAGGTGTGTTGGCACGAATGTGAACCTTCTGCCCCTTGGTGAACTTGCCGCCATTGATGTAGACCGCATTTCCGTTGGCATCAAATACAGAGTATCCAGTTTTGCAGGCTTTTTTTGCGTTTTCTAAGGAAGAATATGCACCCAGCTGCGACTTCGCATCTGCCCAAGACTTTCTCACCCGGTAAAGCTGCTTTGTAGAAGGTGCAGCAGAGGAACCTGCATTCAAATAAGACTGTACCTTTTTCTTGAACTCCGCCCAATGGGGCAAAATGTACGCAGGACACATCTTGTACCGATTGTACATGGTGTTCAACTGGTCAATCGTTCCGTTTCGTCCGTCACGAACATTCAGCCAGTGGGTATGCGTGTAGAGATGGTTAATATCCAATCCATACTGTTTCAGAAGTGCTGCGGCAAGTTTCGCACAGTTGTCCTCCGACTTCTTATCAACAGAATTGTACGCAGAGGACATAATGCACTCAATGGCGATGGTTCTTCTGTTGCCGTTCCCAGAACCATCAGCGGCGTGCCAGCCGCTCAGGTTGTGGGGCAGATTCTGCCATGCACAGATATTGTCAACATAATAATGGACACGCACATCCTTCATGTTGTTATTGACGGTTGCCCTTGTGTACTGTTCCGCAGGGGTCGTGCCGCTTGCTACTGTGATCCAGTCTGTGTTATGGACGGTCACACCGATGATTTTCCCCGCCATGGAAACAGAGGGCATATCGATGTGGTTGGGATTGTGTTTGGTGAGTAAATACTCGTTGATTTTTACTCCGTTCAGAGTCGTTGTTGCATCTGGTCTTAAAATCGCCATATTACTTATCCTCCTTGTCGGTTGTTTCTTCGGTTCTGCCGATTTTCGTTTGCAGAACATCAATTGCTTTTTTGATTGCAGGCGGATACGGGATCCCCATTAAACTTGTATTTTCCACGATGGAAAGCAGTTCGTTCAGGCAAAAGCTGATGCAGACAGCGTCCCGGATGTAGTTGGTATTCAGCAGAATATCCATCCGAACTGCAACGACGATCAGCGCTAAAGTGCAGACTTTTTTCG